TGTTGTTCCTTTGTTTCATCACTAAAAAGCAGTGGAAAACAATACGAATAACACGCGTCAAGATGTGCTAACGACAACATGTTAACGGTATATCCTTTCGGAACAGGTTTTTTCCATTCTACGATTGCTAGAATGGTGGAAAACTCTAAACGGGGAATCAAAAATGCAGGTTCGTCTCCTTCTCTTACGAATTGAGAACGAAATCCTCCGAATTCCATATTCCACACATCACAAAAACCTTCAGGATGTGGGCTCTCAGACACCCATGTCCCTACTTCCATGAAAGTATTCACAATCATCATATTCCAATTTTCAAAAGAAAAGATACAATGCGGAGATATCACTATAAAATGATCGTCTCCGAGTATAGCAGCATGAACAGACTGTCTAAACGCCTGCAAAGACCATGCTTCTTGTGGCATCAACTTACAATAAGAGTAAGCGATCACCAAGAATATAGCCATACTATTACGAATAATCGTCATCACTTCACCAGAAGGCATATCTTTAGTACGAACAAAAAGAATACCTAATATTTGCGTTAGACCGGGCATAAGCACCATACGTCTAGACGCACGCATTGCCAAAATAGGATCTAGCATGCACTCACTCACTAACGTAGAAACGTAGTAATGTAAGAATATTTCATACAATTTATCAAAGGTTTTAGCATCATTATCAATGCCGTTGACTGCTTTGAAGTCAAACCAAAGTTCTTGCACAAATTCGTGCCAGTTTCCTTTTCCTAAGGCAAAACCGGCTTTACACTCAAAACCTCCCTTCTTACAGGCGGCCATAAATTTCGCGGCAAAATCACCGAAAACTCTACGACCATTTAGAGTATAAATAAGCGGCATAGAAGCAAAAACTCGACTCTTACGAGTACTCTCATCGCAATAAACGCGATTCATTGTAGTTTTTGCATCTTTCAAGGAATATTTGACTATGAACGCATAAACAGCTTTTTCTTCATCTGCTAAATGCCTCATGTCTTTATCGGCCCAGTGCTGTAGAAATGCATTAGTATACCGAAAGGCTGACGCCTTGGACGAATCATGACCTAATTCTTTAAGTTGTGTGGCTTGTCCAAACCCTGAACTGGAACTCAT